GTCTGGACCAAGGCTTCTCAACCTTGTACGCGAAAGTCCTACGTATCTCGCCCACGCTAGGCGAGAACACGTCTCTTTTCTTCCCGCCGGCCCGACCGTTAAGCCACTGCAGAGCAGTAAAAGCTAAACGTTCGTCAGGGTCGAGGAGTCTACGAACTCCTAAAACTACTTCCTGCATCGAAGACTGAGGTGAAGGCAAAGGTGTGAAACACCTATGCCACATCTCCCTTGTCCTGCAAAAGGCAGGATAAGACCTTCGATTCAGGCCGAGTTGTGCCGGAAGAAAACCCCATTTCTTTCCAATTCTTGAGCGAACAAAAGCATCCGTCCACTCCCGTGAATGTTTCACGGCAGAGGCAACATGCATCATTCCTTCAAAACTGGTTTGAAATCCTCCTCTCCTCAAATGGCGGACCTCACGCCATTTGTTCCCACTTCTTAAAAATGCTGTAGAGTTGACCTCAGCAACATTTTGATTTCGAATAGTTTTCAATTCGTTAATCTTCCAACCTGGAGGATACGAACTGTTGCTAACGAAATCATCTGAACTTATTAGGCAGTCATCGCCGTTGACAAGAATAGAGGCATCAAGGCCTCTAGTTGCCCAGCGAGCTGCTAAATAAGATTGCAGACAAAGAAGAGGAAAGGAAAGGTAGGCCCCCATCATCTGCCCGTGGGTCACTTCGCCCTCAATCACACCGTTCATAGTTACTAAGGGCCTGAGGGATAAGTGAGCAAGCTCACGAATCCCACCAGGAACCTTCTCACACTTACTAAGTAGTGATCCGAGGATGGCCTCTGTGGACTCGAGGGACAGGTTGTCAGTGGCACTGACCAAGTCAATGCTAGTCTGACACCTGTACCTACAGGTAGATGATATCTTCTCAGACGTCGGCGGACCGACAAGGCACCAAGAGTTCTTGGAAAGATGCTTATATAACATCTTGTGGAGAGGAGCTAAAAAGTCGATGCTCTTGTCATAAATGACAAGAGGTCTCGTCTTTCCAGCACTCAACACTTCCTTGTACCGGGCTTGGAATGGTATCCCACTGACCATGGGACCACTCAAGCACTGACCGACGTAGGTGCTCCATTCGTCACGCCAAGCATGATCGGCTCTCTGTTGGAGAACCTAGCAGTAGCGTTAGGGACATGAGAATACACAAATTTCTCATAGTCACGATCCCAACCGAAAGGAAACATTCTGCGTACCTCTCTACGTAAAAACGAGAGGTACTCCGGAGAAGAAGGGGGGGGGATAGAGAATGCGGATCTCTTCCAAGATTCCGCACAGGAAGGGGTGTGAAAGCGGCAGCCTTGAGGAAGGCTGCGTTTGATTGATGCAACGGAATGGGCAAACTCCCATCGCATTCGCTTCCCCATCCTCGACAAAGTCAGAAATCCGTTACAGTCTCTCGTAGTCATTTGACGACGAGGGAAAGGAACGGAAGCCCTTTTCTGGCCCTGAAGAAGAAGAAAAGAGAGATAGCGATTTAAGCCAGACGGTTCGAGATCCGGGCATTCACTATAGGGTAACCTAAAGCGAATCCGAATAAGTCTCAAACCGTTAGCAACGGTCTCTCTTGTGTCGTGCTGTGCCCGAAGGCAGCTGCGAC